CACTATCGTATTGTTTGACAATACAGATTCCAACAACTTGAGAGGTGTAAACATGGAAATCATTGAAGAATATTACAGCGAGACATTAGAGAAAGAAGTCACTGTTGTTCTGACTTGGTACGACTATGACGTAGCCACACTTTACCTAGACTTTGAATGGGAAGTCCAAGACGAGACTGGCAAGGACGTTCAAGACGATTTGTCTGGCGAAGAACAAGACGAGTGCGAACGCATTGCTCGTAGATACGCCAAGTCACTATGACCTACGCACAAGCCTTTATCAGGATAGTGCTAATGATGGGCTTGTCCATTAGCATCTATGCCCATACTGAGCCTCGTACAGAGCCTTTAAGCCCTCAAGAGATACGAGAGAAGGGTAAGGCTAGGTCGGCAGAGAAAGCCTGTTTAAACATGAAGAAAGCCAAAAGGAAAAAGCATGAACGATTCTGCTCAAAGTTTGTGGCGTAAACGTCAGATTGAATCTAGGGTTGAAGTTGTTGAACAAGAGGTAGGCCAGTTGAAGCAGCGGGTGGAATCTCTGAACCCTTACCGAGACACAGTGCTAGATGAAGTGGCTGATGCCATCCTGAAGATGGAAGGTTTTGGCAAAGACACATTGCACAGCTTTGCGATTTACATCAGGGGATTGAAATGACGCAAGATGAAATCATTGAGATGGCAAGAAAAGCTGGTGTTAGAGATGACGAGCGCATCTTTGAATTTAGTCAATACAAATACCTTGAACGCTTTGCCAACCTTGTAGCCGCTAAGAAGCAAGAGCGCATTATTGAAGTGGTTGAGCGTTTAGGTACATGGGCGCACATAACTGAAGTGGTAGCTGAAATCAGAGGTGAAGCATGACACAAGATGACGTTATTGAGATGGCAAGAGAAGCTGGTTTGTTTTACATGGACTACATCAGAGTGGATTCAATGAAGCAACTTGAGGACTTTGCCCACCTTGTAGCCGACAAAGCAACAGAAGAAGCAAATGCAAAAGCAAACGCATCATGGACATTGATGTGCAAGAAGATGGTTGCCATTGAAAGAGAAGCCTGTGCTCAGGTGGTTGATGACATTGAAGCACGGTGCATTGCAAAAGACGTTGATGACCCGCCATTGAAGCACGTTGCAGACGCCATCAGAGCCAGAGGAGAAGCATGACTGACAGCCCTTGTATAGCAGTCTGCACAACTTTGTATGACGAGGTGTGCAAGGGATGTGGTCGGACATACGTTGAAGTAGCGCAGTGGAACGGCATGACAGACGAAGAAAAGCAAGCTATCTGGACACGCATAGACGCTGAGGCAACAGCATGGAGATACAACATTTACAAAGACAGAGTGAAGACATGATTCAACAAATCCGCACTTTTTATGGTCGCACAAAAGGACTCCACGGCAACAGACAAACCACTGTTGACCAAGGAATTGCATGGCTGTGCTTGAAATGCGGGAAAGTGTTCACTAACAAACGACTGTCTGAAATACACAACTGCACTAGGGAAATCCCTATGGTCAATTACAATAATGTCTGACAGAATACACGCATTGATAGGTTTTTAACAGGAGTGAATGATGATTGATATTAAGCACGAGACATGGGCAGCACTGCAAGACTTCACACCAGATGATGTAGCAGATGCCATTTGCGATAGCAAAGCTATCCTTGAAGCCATCCTTTGTAACGCATGGTCAGATGTTGCAGACATGGTACGAGCCAGAGTCGAACTCAAAGCGCAGCGTATGGCTGAAATCTCCCTAGAACTGCCAACAACACCTTGGGTTGATGACGAAGAAGAACTCAACCTATGGCGCTTCTATCGCATGGAACGCTTGCAAGAACAACTAGAACAAGAAAAAGGTGCAATCCCTACAATCAATCCCTACCACAAGCGAGGCCAGTAATGAAAACCAAGCTCAACCTTGAAAGAATTATTGAGGAACACTCAAATGAAGAATATTGCGCTTATTGCATCGAGCCACGCATGGGAGTCGTTGGTTGCTGTGGTGAAAATCATTTTGTCTTATTTTCAGATTTGGACACCGATAGTCAACATGAAATCGCAGCGGAAATTGCGAGAAAAGAGGGCTAAGAAGATGGCATATGTTGGGAAATACCAGAGCGTTGCAGTGCCATCTAAACCGATCACCAACCCAGAATTTGGGTATGTGAATGCCGCACAAACCAATGTTGCGGAAACGTGGAAGAAGTTTAAACAAACAGGAGTTAATGATGATCGACTATGCACCACTGCTGATACGAATCGAGCAGAACACCAAGAAGTTGTCGGACAAGTGCCTTCACAAAAAATACGAAGGATACAGTAGCGACATAGCCCAAATCCATGCTGACCTGACACTGTTGGCAATGTGGATGGTTGCTCAAGAAACAAAAGACATTTTAGATGGCGTATATAGGAGTGAATGATGAATCAAGAACAAGTGTTAATGTTGCTCAACAAGAACGTAAATGAACATACAGAGAAGAAAGCCAACCTTACCTACCTATCGTGGGCATGGGCATGGGCTGAAGCACTAAAGGCAGACCCAGAAGCTGTCTACAAAGTTGAGATGTTTGGAGACAAGTGTTACATGGACGTAAACGGCACTGCAATGGTGTTCGTCACAGTCACTATGTTTGGCAAACCAATGACTTGCCAGTTACCAGTGATGGACTTCCGCAACAAAGCAATCCTCAACCCAGACGCATTTGCTGTCAACACTGCCATCATGCGGTGCATGACTAAGGCTTTGTCTATGCATGGCTTGGGCTTGTACATCTATGCTGGAGAAGACTTGCCTGAAGGTGAATCTGGCTCTGACATTGATGTAAACGCAATGATTGACCACTTATCGGCTATTGATGCGGCATCCAATATGGAAGAACTGAAGAATGTCTACACTGCTGCTTACTCTGCTTGCGGTTCTGATAAGGGCTGGCAAAAGAAAGTGATTGATGCCAAGGAAAAGCGTAAAGGAGCGTTGAAATGAACAACACACCAGCATTTCCAACAACCATGCACAACTATGGCGATGGCAAATACGCATCGCATGGCATGACCTTGCGGGACTATTTTGCGGCAAAGGCTTTACAAGGATTCTTGCCTGATGCTTTTCAAGAAGCCCCTGATAACTATCCAGCAAAAAGGTTAGCCCCTTTTTGGGCGGGAATGGCTTATCAATTAGCAGACGAAATGATGAAAGCGAGGGAAGCATGACCGAAGTTGTACAAGTTCTTGAAAGACTTAGGTTTGATAAAGAAACAGGGCAGTTTTTTTGGGTTAATCCAAGTAAGCATCACCTAGACTTAATTGGGAAAGTTGCTGGTTGTGTTGGAAGATCAAATCCAAATAAAAAATATTGGGTGATTAAGTTAAATGGGAAAGCATATAAAAGAGCAAGACTTGTTTATTTGATAACTCATGGTAAGTGGCCTGAACCTTGTGTAGATCACATAAATGGGAATTCACTAGATGATAGACCTGAGAATCTAAGACAAGCAACAGTAACAGAAAACAGTTGGAATCATAAATTTAGAAAAAGAAAAATAAATCTTCCAATGGGTGTTCGTGTTAATCCTGCTGGTACTTATTCTGCAAGAATATCAGTCAATAAAAAACAAATTCATCTTGGATGTTTCAAAACAACAGAGGAAGCTCATTCTGTTTATCAGATGGCAAGAAAGGAAATGTATGGACAATTTGCCTGAAATTACTCAGCAATCGCCAGAATGGTTTACACAGCGTTGTGGCAAAGCCACCGCTTCTCGTATCTCTGACATTGTTGCCAAGACAAAGACAGGCTACAGCACCAGTAGAGCTAACTACATGGCTCAGTTGGTCGTAGAACGCATGACCAATCAAGTTGCAGAGTCCTACTCAAATGCTGCGATGGAATGGGGTGTCGAGAACGAACAGTTTGCTCGTGCCGCATACGAGGCTAAAACAGGCAATATGGTCGATCAGGTAGGTGCTATTGACCATCCTAGTATTCCTATGTCTGCCGCCTCTCCTGATGGCTTGGTGGGTGACGATGGATGCCTAGAGATCAAGTGTCCTAACACTGCCACCCATATCGACACAATTCTTGGTGAAGAACCAGCTAAGAAATACTTTGACCAGATGCAGTGGCAGATGCGATGTGCAGACAGAAGTTGGTGTGATTTTGTGAGTTTTGACCCACGAATGCCTAGCCATCTTCAGTTGTTCATCAAAAGAATCGAGCGCAATGACTTGTACATTGCAGAACTCGAAAAAGAGGTTATCCAGTTTCTTGCGGAAGTGGACGACAAAGTTAAAAAACTCAATGAAATTAAGGTGTAAATATGGAAGCTAGGGACAATAGTGGTGTGATGTTCAAGAACGATAAACGTGAAAAAGAATCACACCCTCACTACAAAGGAAACATTCGTGTGAATGGTCAGGAATACTGGCTGTCAGCATGGATTAAAGAAGGCAAGAACGGAAAGTTCATGGGTCTGGCTCTCAGCCCTAAAGAAGAACAAGGCCAAGCACCAGCCAAGGCCAAGCCTAAAGCTGGCTTTGATGATCTGGACAGCGATCTGCCTTTCTGATGTGATTCAATGGGGAAAGCGTAAGTGAGTACCCACTAACTTAACAGGAGTGAATGATGACAAAACTAGACGATATACATTTTGGTGGCAGCGTAAAGAAGTTCTTTGACTTGCCTATTTTCAATCGGGTGAGAACCTCTGACCCAATTACCAGCTATGAAGCCGCAGACTCAGCAAAAGACTTGGCTTCTAAGCACTTCTCCATGATTGTGGACACTTTAAAGGCTCATGGTGCGCTTGGTAAGGATGGGATAGCCCAACATAGCGGCTTGGACTCAAATCAGGTTGCAAGACGTTTAAACGAGTTGTCCAATATGGACTTAATTGAGTTGACAGGACGCACAGTCAAGTCAAAATCAGGGCGTAATGAACGTGAATGGAAGGTCAAGAGTGCTGAGTAACGTCATCAACATCTTGCTTGTACTCGCATTGGGAGGAGCAGTGACGCTACTAGCTGTAGTCGCCCTGCTCTTTTTCCTAGACGATTAGGCCACCAAACCATTCAAGTAGGTGGTCTTACCCGCCACCTTGGTGGCAGTCAATTCCTGCTTCTTCAGGTTATTTGGGTCGTATGACACATGAACCCAACCACTGTCAGGAATGCCCGGAGTGTAGAACTCCAAAATCAACTGTGTGTACTCAAGGTTATCCATAATCCACTGAGCCAGATCAGCATTGGCAACACCAACAATCTCGATGTCAGCCGCCATGCCCTTGCAGTGGTCAGAAGTCTTAGAGCCACCAACGGCAGCATTTGACTCAGGACTGCGATAGGCAGAGTTCACGGTCACAGACTTGCCAAAGTGTTCACGCACTGGTTGCAACACCATCTCGCAAAGGGTTTTCAGGTTCTCTAAAGCCTGTTCATCAGGTGTATTGTCCAAACCCAATCGGGTGGCAGTATCTGACTTTGTAAGTTCTTTGAGGGTGAAATTGGCTGACAGGTTCATTGTTTCTCCTTTAAGGTTTCGTAGATGGATTCGTAGGCTTGTTGACAGGCGGTGAGTTGTCTGATTGCTTCATCTCCATCGTCTGTGATGGCGATAAGAGTTTGAGCAGTCGTTGCGTCAAGTTCGCCTCCCTCTTGACTGCTATCTCCGCTGGCAACGGTGGTATCTGAGGTGGTTTGTATGGGGCAACTGGTTTTGACAGGGAGCCGCAACCGCAAAGCACCAGAGGCAATAGCCAAATCACGCTCTTTTGAAATCTGTCTTGCTTTCTCATTTGATGTCCTTAATGCCGTAGCTGTTGATGTCACCGCTGTCGCCAAAGCAGCCTCTTTTGTCCTTGCAATAGCGTTTAAACGAGCAATCTCTAGTTGTTGAGAGACATTCTCATCATGCTTTCCCTTGAAGTAACCACCCCCAAAAGAGATGGTTACAGACAAGACAAACCCTAAGATTACCCAAGGGTTAAAGATACTCATGGTGCTGGTGGCTCATCATTGTCATTAGCCTCTGCCTTGGCACTAGCATTGGCAATAGCCTTGACACCAGAACGACCCGCTACACCACCCAACACACCAGTGATAAACACCATGATGGTAGAAATCTGTTGCGTGTAAACCTTGTCAATTGCCGCCATAGCACCATTCATAGGTTGAGTGACAAAAGAGACTGAGTACAGGAACATACCCATAGAAGCCAACAGGATAGTCACCAAGACCACGATAACGAATGCCCATACTCTGACTTCAATCTCGTCTGCGGTCAAACGGTTGTTTTGCTTGTATCCAACGGTTGCCATTACTTTTTCTCCTCTGGTTTGACTAACATATCAGGACAAGTACCTGTAGCGGTACAAATCGGCGGTTTACATTCATCCAGTTCCCAATTCAGCGGGTCTTGGCACTTATAGCGGAATCTATCGTCACAACCCGCTAACAACCCGCAAAGGATGCCAGCGCAGACAGTCAGCGCCAACAGTTTAAGTTCATGTTTTGTCATTTTTGCGTTTCTCCTGTTCAATTTGCCGTCTTAACTTCTCTACCTTCTCAACCTGTTCCTTGACCTCGTGCTTGGCCTCAAGGATGTCCAAGTACAGCATCGCACCCAAAGGCAAAAGCAAGGCCACCAACACACAAGCAGCTATCCATCCCATTATGCTTTCCCCCAACGACTCAGTAGGAGAAGCCACAACCACAGGTAGAGGAGGAATATAGTAGTTGCCGCTAGGTACGCTAGTTTTAGCTGGAAGTTTCTTTCTTCCTCCTTGCGTTGCCATACTTCTTGCCTCTTTTTCGCCTCTTGTTTCAGCCTAGCCTGATCTTGCTCCTCCTGAATGACCTCTTTCATGTCAAAAACTGAACTGTACAAAGCACCCATCTCAGGTGGACTCTGGTAGACCATTGTTTCCCTAATGGTCACAACAAGCCTGTCCATCTCTTGTTGAGCCATCACTCTTTTGAGTGCCGCCTCCATGTGGTTTTGATTTGGGTCGTAGACTGTTCTAGACTTTTCTTCTTCTTCTCGAATGTGTGCCGCAAGCTGTTCTTGAAGTTTGAAGAACTCAGTGAGGTTCTTAACGATGTCCACTTTGACTTGAGTTTCGTCAACAGCAACATAAGCAGACTTTTTAGCCTTTGCAACAGGTTTAGCAGCTTTAGGCTTGGGACTAGAGCCAAAGAAACTGCTAAGTTTCGCCCAGAAACCTTTAACCTCTCTACCAATAGCGATAACTTCATCCGCAGTGGCTTTAATCTCCACAAAAGACTCTTTAGCTTGTTTGTATAGCTCACAGCCAGCTTGTATGTTCTTAACAAGACCAGCCGCAAGTAAACAGATGCTGATAGGGTCAATTTTGTATCCTTATTGAACAGACAACTGAAGTTTGTTGCGCTGTGCTTCACGCAATAAAGCCTGAATGTCGCCAGTAATGCCTTGCATGGCAGTTTGATCGCCAGCAGCTTGAGCCGCATTTGACCTTTGCAACAAAGTATTTAACTCTTGGTTAAAAATACCTTGCCGCATTGGAATGTTGCCATTGACATTAACTTTTGGAGAAGCAGATACCTCAGATGTGAAGATGTCTTCAGGTACGAAAACACCTTCAGCAGTTGGCTGAGTAACTGGCGCAGTACTTGTTGGCATTGGTTCTTCTGGAACAAATACATCCTCTGGCACAAATACATCTGCTGATGGTTCTTGTGTAGCGCCAGTAGAAGGAGCAATTTGTTGAGTTGGAGAAACTAACCTACTTAGCGCACTAAATCCAGTAGAGCCTTCTTCCAAAGCTGTTGGCACTTTTGTCAATGCATCAAGAGTTTTAGTAGAAGCGCCAGTTAGAGAGCCTTGTTTTAAGAAATCAGCACCTTCTGGCGTTAACAACATCCGCATCAATTGCTCGTCTGTAAAGCCTTGTTTGGTAAATAATTGATTTAAAGCAGATGTTCCAACATCAACAGCCTTGGCTGGTGAATATCCAAAAATAGACCCTACTAAAGCAGAGAACCCTCTTTGTGTATCAGGTGCAACCACATTTCTATCGGCTTGTGTTGGTTGAGCAACCTTCATGCGTCTTGTAAAAACAAGAGCATCATTCATGCGTTGGTCAAACTCTTTAGCATTTGTACCAAGAGCAGTAACGAGTGCTGCTTTTTCATTATCACCAAGATTCTTCCAGTTTGTAGCAAGTTTCTCCAAATCTGTTGTAAAGACTCCAGAATCGTTTTTACCTTGCGCTGATTTAACAAAATCTTGGAAGATGTTCTTATCCAAAAAGTTCAATGCTTCTTGATCTGTGGTGGATACATAAGAACGAACTTTTGCTCGTTGATATTCATTCAGAGCTTTGTAGTTTGAGTACAAATCTTCATAAGATATTTCAGACAAAGACTTATCTTTTAAGAAGGCTGGAATTCCTTGGGCAATAGAGTCATTGTAATTATCAGATGCTTTTTTGATTTGTTCACGAGCTTGTATAAGCAAACCAGTTGCAGCCTTGTCTTCTGGCGTTTTTGCATTGCTTCTGGCAATTTGCAAGTCATTTTTTAATCCACCAAAGATTTTGGCAGAGATGCGAATTTCATCGCTAATTGCCAAGTCTTTTACAAGAGAATCTCCTTGCGTAGCCTTACGACCAAATTCACTCAAGATAGATTGAGTTTCATTGATGCTTAGCTTTTTTACAGAACCAGATTCGTTTAACATTCTTGACTTCAAATCAGTCAAAAAAGCTACTGCTCTTTCTGAGTTTGGAGTGATTTTCTTGGAGTAGTCAGAAATCAATTCGTCTATTTCAGATATGGTTTTATTTGGGTCAACAATTCCTCTATCTGCGCCATAACCTTTTGCTTGTTCAAAAATACGGCTACCAGCTTCAGAACGTTGTTGGCGCAATCCATCAAGCTCTCGCTGAACACGAGTAGCAACAGCTTCTGTAGCTTCTTGCTTTCCAGAAACACGAGTTGCTGGAGTCATGCCTTTTGTTGCTAAGTCAGATGCGGCCTTGTCAAACTTTGCAAATAGCTCGGCATACTCAGGATTAGTACGCAAACGTTGAATAGCGGCGGCTACGATTGGACTATCTGAGCCTTGTCCACGCAACATGAATTGCCTAAAGACATTTTGTTCTTCAACAGGAACGTTGTCTTTTAGGAACTGCTCGAACTTACGGCTTTCCCTGAAATCTTTTACACCTTTAAATCCAGCACGAGTAAGGTTTGTTACTGCGTAAACTCCAGAAACTACACCTTCTGGCAGTCCAGTAGCTTGAGAAACAGCTACATCACCAGCACCAAGACCAGTGCCAAGTAATAAACCTCTAGTACCTTGTCCAGGTATTGCAGCACTCCCACCGCCTTGAGCAATTCTGAAGGCATAAGCAGATTCATCTGAAGCTGGTGCGTTTTGAATTCCCAACTGTTGAGTGGCTAAATCACCAAGTGAAGTTATTTGACTTTCTTTTGGACGAAACAAGTTAACGCCAGCAGTGGCAATATCAGGAATTGCTGTGAACAAACCAGAAATACCAGACTGCAAACCAGAACCAATTTGACCAATAGGGATGTTTACACCACCAACAGTTATTTCAGCGGTAGCTCTCATCATCCTATCAAGACGAGTCATCTCATCGCTGTATTTTTCAATAGCGGCTTTGTCGCCAGAGGCCATAGCTTGACGCAATAAAGGACGGATTTCATCCATTTGCGCCATGATGCGCTGTTGGGCTTCAACGTTAGTTTTTGGTCTTTGAGTTGCCATGATTAGCCCTTATTTTTGGAGTCTTTGACGAATTACAGCCTCTACTTGCGCCCTAGTTCCTTTTGTTCGTGGGTCTTTCATTGCACGATCTACTGCCGCTTGAATTTTTGCTTCATTGTCAGAGCCTGTTCCAAGTTTTTCTTTGGCTCTAGCAGATTGTTTTGTCATCAAATCTTCTGCTCTAGCAAAGAACGCATCTACTGTTTCCAAATCATTTGTATAATTTTCTGATTCAGGGTCAAGACTTGCAATAATTCCTTGGATAGCATCAAACTCTTTCATGTTTAAAGCGCCAAGACCAGATGCACCAGTAGAAGATTGTTGCTTCAGTTCACGAAGTTTTGCCAATGCAACGTTATTTTTAATTGTTTGCGTATTTCCTTTTAAAGTTTTAGCCTTTGTTAAAGGAATACCAGAAAGTAAAGCGCCATAACCAGTTGTTAAAGGCCCAATAATTTTTCTTGTTGAGTCTATTGTTTTACGCAAACTTTGAACTGCTGCAATTTGATCGTCAAAAGATTCAACAGCACGTTTCTTTTCTTCTGTTTCTGCTTCTGTCTTTTTAGCTCGTTCTTCAGTTTTGATTTTAGAAGATGGAGTTTCAACAACCCTAACTTGAGGCTGGCTTGTTAAAGTAGGAGTAGGAGCAACAACAGGAGTTGTAGCTTGTGCTTCCTGTGTTGTTGGTTGTGCTACTGGTTGTTCTGTTGGTTGAGGAGCAGCTTGAGAGGCAGATATTTGCGACAAAACTCTAGCAACGTTTGGTGCGGCCAAGTTTATATCCAACCCATCAATAACAATCAGTTGATTGGTTTGAGGGTCAATGAATGATTTTGATTTTGTTTCTGTTGCAACAATAAAACGAGCATTAGCTATTTCTTGTTGAGTTGGCTTATAAGTAGGGTCAGTTGCTAATTTTTGCTCTAATGAAGAAATGATAGCTCTCTTTTGAGCAGAATCAGTTTGTGCCTTTTGTTGATTTTTTGCTTTAAATGCTTGCGCTTCTTTAAGTTCAATTGAAGCAGAAGATTCTCGTAATTTTCTTCCTTCTTGAGCAATAGCAAGAGCAAACTGTCCATCACCCATTTGAGCCGCAGCTTGAGCAACCTTCATAAAAGACTCAGGGTCGTTTTGATCTAACTGACCAAGCAAAGCATTACGTCTGCTAATCATGTCTAACTGTGGGTCTGTGCCACCCAAAGCACCACCAATGCCACCACCCAACTGGTAGCCAGCCTGACGCATACCAACAGCCGCTTGTTGAAAGGGGTTTAATTGAACCTCATTAGCTGCCCGCTGGCGAAACTGAGCCAACTGGTTTGCTTGATACTGTTCAGGAGATTGAAACAATCCTAAGATTTCGCTTGCCATGTCTTACCCCTTATGTTCCAAAGATTCTTTTAAGCAATTCCACTTGCTGGTCATTAAAAGCTGTTTGCTGTGGCTGAACACCAAACGCATTGTTCAAGGCACTACCGACCATTGGATTCTGAGCAAAACCAGACAACAAGTTTCCAGATGCAGAGTACGCATTTGCTGGAGCCATAGTAGCGGCAGCATTAGTAATTCCTTCACTCAAGAATCTACCTCCAGCCGCTGTACCAGCAGTTGTTCTTTCGCCAATTGATGTGCCAAGAGTTAATGGTCGTTCTGCAAGGCTCTCAAGTCCTGCTGATGTATCCATAGCAGTAGCGAATGGAGCATAAGCCGCTGTCTGACCAGTGTAGTAACGACCTTGCAAGTTAGCACCAGTGTCAAACAAGCCAGAGCCAAACTCAATGCGCCTTCTAGCTTCTTCATCTGCTTGTGCCGCAAGAACCAAATCTTGTTGAGCCAAAGAGTTGTAATAAGCCGCAAGTTCAGGACTTGTAGCCATCAGATTACCGCCTTGAGCAGTAGCCGCACCACCACGACCTTGTTGGAACAGTCTGTTTTGCAACTCAGCTAATTGATTTTGTCGGCTAGGAGTAATCAATGCTTGTTGCTTGGTAATGTAGTCCTGTGCGGCCTGTTCAGGAGACTTAGCAAGGTATCCTTGACCAAGGCTAAACAGGCTCTGTGCCGCACCAGTCAAAGGCTGATAAGCGGCTCTTGCACCTTCAATGTCGCCCATGCCTTGACTAGCCAATGTAGACAAACGATCTTGGTAGCCACGAATCTCTTGGCTAGGCGCATAACCCGCACCAATCACATTGCCTTCAGCATCAGTGGTGAAAGCAGATGAACCAAACCGAGTAGTCACGCCAACAGGACGGAACTTAGCGGCATCAGCCGCAATCTGAGCCGCACGAACTTGAGCATCAGCTTGTGTTTGCGCTGCTTCTCTAGCTTGCTCTGCTTGTTTACTAGCGCCAGCACTACTAAGCAATGACTGAACACCAGCAACACCAAGTTTTCCAACAGTATCTGGTGTTAATCCTGTAAAACTAGCAACCTTGCCAACAACATCTCCAATCAACCCTTTAGAAGCAATCTCTGAAGTTAAAGATGCGGCAGTAGTTCCACCAGCACCAGCACCAACTGGCAAGGTGCTACCCATCAAGCCACCAGCAACACCCTCTGTTGCGGCAGTAGTTCCAGCAGAAGTAGCCGCACCACTTCCACTGAATAATCCACTATCAAATGCAGTTGGAGATACAGCCTGTACTGCGCCAGCCGTTAGACCAGAAATAGCACCTGTAGTTAAAGCCTCTTTTAGAGAGTCTCCCGCAACAAGACTTGAGCCAGCACCTAGAGCAGCCGCACCAACTACAGCAGTAGCCGCACCAGTAGCTCCAAGTGCAGAACCAATCATAGGAATCAGCGGAGGGTAAACAATAGCCGCAATAGTTGCGACAGGCTTTGCTACCTTCTGAACAAACTTTTTAAATTTTTTCCAATTTGCCATATCAAGCTCCCAATTCGCCAGAGGCAATCATTTGCCTTGCCATCTCACCAAGAGTGGCAAAAACACCAATAAGTTCATAGTCAATCTCTGTTTCCAAATCTTCTTCTTCAGCCAAGTCGCTATCAATAATGGCTTGCAATAGTTGTGGATACAAAGACTTGTCTTGCAAAACACGTTCAGCCAACTTCCCAATGCTAATCAAGGTTTCAGGGCTAACACCCTCCTCTTGCATGGCTTGTCGAACCATTTGTTTTGTTTCTGCGACTTGTTGTGCTGTTGCCATTCTTATTCTCCTTAAATAGTGCCGTTAGCAACCACGTTGCCCAACACAGTCAAATTACCACTAGCATCAATCTTTGCAACAGCAGTAGATGAGTTGTAGATGTACAAGACGTTAGATGTCTCTACAAACGAGAAGTTCGTAAAAGTACTATCAGCCTTGGTTGCAATCGCAGTCTGAATGTTGCTAAATTCAGTGTCGATCTCTGAACCTTTAACAACCTTACCCGCATTGCCAGAAGCCAAGGCATCTTTAGCGGCGAAATTCGTGGTTTTTGTGTAATTCACAGTATCTCCTTAAACCGTTTTGCCATCTTTGGCTTGAATCTCAATCTTTTGAATGCTGATTGGCGAACCATTGATCTGCACTTCATATCCAGTCTGCACAACATTACCAAACCCTGATGCTGGTGCAGTCAATGTACTCAACTGAATGCCAGCAGAGTAGTAAGCAACAGGAACACCATTAGCGCCATACTCAGCCGTTCCATACTCAGCAACAGTAGTAACAGGAATATCCAATGTTGCCGAATAGTACTGACCAGAGAAGTCGTAACCCCACTTGATGATGAAGCCTTGATTAGAGCCACCAATGACAACTACTGAAATGCGTTTGACAACAGATGTAACCTCTGACTCATTCAGATTAGAGTAGTTGGTAAAGTACTGCATACGGTAGCTAGTAGCATGGTCAAGATAAGTACCATACTTACCAACATAACCATTCTTGCCAATCAGCAAGTCACCATTGCGTCTGGAGTACAGAGAAGTAGGCTCAATAGTGTCCCAAGTCGTTACCCTAGCTGAACCATCTTGAAGTTGTGCTTTGGTGTCAAGCACATACGTCATCTTTGTAACAGGCAAATTCAACAGATAGAAACCGTTAGATTCTGAGTAACAGCCTTTGATGTTTGCCAAGACTTCAGAACTAACATTGGTCATCAAGTCATTACGCACATTCTTAGACAAGTCTCGCAAAGGTGCAGACTTCTCTTGAATAGTACGCAACAGACTACGCACACCACTGTTTGACAAGAAGATAATGTCAGTGCCAGTAGTGGCAATAGAGTCTCTAGACAAGCAACCAATCTCTGCGATGGTGTCAGCCAAAGCCATAGTCGAAGGCGTTGTAGCACCTTCATAAACCAAGATTTGACGCTTGCCAAACACAAAGAAGTAATTGTTATGAGCAGCCAAGCCCATGATCTGATCTGCGCCATTAGGCCAAACTCTAGATACATCTAACGTGCCTGAAGTGCCACCAGTCCACACATGACCAGCCAACAAGTCAGAGAATGTGATTGTTACATTGTCAGTAGATGTTTCAGCAACCCACAAGCGACCAAAGGCAGAAACAACAATGTTGCCAAGTGGCACAGTACCAGCATATCCAGACTTCTCTGACACTCTGCGGTATGTAGATGTGCTAACAGCGGGGTCATAAATCAGTGGAGTATGACCAAGCTGGAAGAAGTAAGTGATGCCATTCAAGGATGCACACTGCCAGTTACTAGCTGTGATGGTAGGAGCAGTACCCCCTCCACCATAGGTCAACTCGACAACAGCATTGCTTCCATCCAACTTGAATAGCTTATTGTTGCCAGCAAAGAGGGTGGTCAAAGTACCGTCAACTTGGACTAACTCATGGATAACACCAATGTTGTTTGCGCCAAGATTGCCTGAAGATGAGTTAACCCTTGACCAACCCTTGCGTGAGCCAACACGACCATACTGGTCAATAACGCAATTAGTGGCAATAGACGCAAACCCAGACACCAAATCTAAAGGCGAGTCTTGGGTATTCAGCCCGAAAAAGCCGGGGGCTGAGATGCCATAGATCATCAATGGCTTGCTCATATAGCCACAAACTCCTGATTTTCAGGGTAACGAGTGCCTTCCAAAGCAATGTAGTCAGACAACATAGACTTGTACAACAAGAATGCTTCTGAAGAACTCAAGCCACCATCTTCACCACGCTCAACCAAAGCACGAGCATAGGCATTCTGGACAACCAAAACATCAGGAACAAGCACTACAGTCTGGTCTAAAGTCAAGGTTGCCTGTGGCACTGACAAGCTAAATGGGATGCTATATACGCCATCAGGACGAGGGTAAATGGTTACCTTGGTGTCGTAGTTTCCATTCACGCCATCAAAGGCATATTCTGAAGGAATGCCACTGACAGGCGTAGAGAAATTCTGTTTGCGGTTCATTGACGCAAAGTCAATGTTCTTCATGCCAATATTGCTAGTTGTGTTCAGAACATCAATAACTTGAAACTTCTGACCAGAACCAGTCAAGGCATAGGAGTAAGTACCAGCCGATGTGGTGATGGTAATTGTTGTACCCAAGATATTCCACGAGAAAGCATCTTCAATCTGACGCTTTGCATCATTGACAAACTTGCCAATCAAAGTGGAATAGCTTGTTGCAGTAACGGTTGCTACAGTTGGTTCACGCAACCGAATTAAGACATCGTTTACAAGTTCTAGGTATGTCATCTGCTTTTAGCCTTTGCTTTGTTCCTTGCGGATATAGCTTGAGCTTTTGCCTTTGCGTCAGCTTTGGAGTTAGCACCCCAAGCCTTTAGCGAAAGAAGCAGTCTTGTTGGTTCACCTTTCTTGTCGTATTCAGGGCCATCATTGCCACTCATACGAGCCAAGAAACTTGCTCTGCGGGGGTTATCCCCTGCTTTGACTGGAGGCTTCAAATTGCCACCAGTTGCCGCATTATAAGATGCTCTCCCCTTGGCATTCAAGCCGCCTTTTGCATTCTGACCAGCTTTTGTTTGCCAAGTTGGAGATTTCATCACTTCACCTTTTTAGGCTTCTTTGCAGTCTTAGCCGCCTGTTTGAAGTCTGCGGCTGTAGGTGCGGCTTTAGACCCCACCTTGTTCATCTTCTCGCCAGAACCAGCTTTGATACGAGCTTGTTTGGCATGGATGTTTGAGTACAAGCCAGTTTTCATTTTATTATCTTTCATTGTGTTTTGGTGTAAACTATAGCCATTGAAACAAATCTCTATTGAGCTATGGAAAACATCAATTGCCTTGGTTGCGGAAACTTCTTCAAACCCAAAAGGTCTAGCGCAAAATGCTGTACAAGATCATGTTCTAGCAAATATGTTGCATCAATTGTAGGTAAATCTCGTGCAAAAAAACGCATGAATGGCTCTATGTTAAGTTGTCAGAATTGTTCTATTGAGTTTTATGTTCCAAAGTACAGAATTGAAACCGCAAAATTTTGTTCTCGCAGATGTCTTGGACTGGCTCACCCTGAAATTTCTTTGAAAGCTAGAACAAACAGCCCAATTATGAAAAGAGCTGGTTTGAAAGAGCCTAAAAAGTATGTTGTCATTAAAGTCAATGGAAAACAGGTAAGAGAGCATCGTCATGTGATGGAACAGCACCTTGGTCGAAAACTTGAATCTTACGAACACATTCATCATATTAATGGTAATCCAACCGACAATCGAATTGAAAACTTGCAAGTCTTAACAAACTCTGAACATCAAAAATTAGAACTCAGACTTTTTTCTTCTTTGTTAACTTAGACACGCCCGCAGAATTTAATGCAATCGCAACTGCTTGGCGAGGGTTCTTTACAACCTTGCCATTCTTACCAGAATGCAAAGTACCTTCCTTGTACTCGCCTAAAACCTTCTTCACCTTCTTCTGAGATTTAGTCATCTTCATAGGGTTTATCCTTAGTACATGATTTTGGCGGTAATCGTGCCAGTTACATAAACTGTGCAGTTTGCTCTCAAATACTTGGGAGCATTGGCAACTGTAACGAGTCCATCAGCAGTTAAAGCAGTTCCAATGGTTGACCAATTTGTACCGTCAAGGCTACCTTGCAAAGCAACAGTGGCAGAAGTAATGCCACTAACTTGCAAGAATGCTGGTTGACCAGCGTCAGCCTGAACTGCTTTAGAAGCACCTGTTGCGACAACAGCACTCAACAAGGTGACAGGAGTAGTTAAAGATGACATTATTTACCTCTTGAAGATTTCTTCATCATGTTGGTAGCTGTACGACCACCACGCATGGGCATACCCATCTTTGGCTTGCCAACAGCAATCATGACAGTCACAGGGACACCCTTTTTCTTGCCATACTCTTTGGCTTCTTTCTCGCCTTTTTCAGAGTAGGGAAACTTCTTTTTTCCGACCATAGGCATAGCGTTCTCCTTATTTCCAGATACGATCAACAATAAAGGTAACGATACCGCCCATGAAGGAAGCGATAGTCATACCCATCCAAAAACCACCTTTACCCTTGTTGGCAAGTTCCAACAGGGATTTGACATCGGCACTCAACTGGTGCATCTCCTTCTGGAGAGCCTCGACTTGAGCTTCTAGTTTGCCAAAATCTCTTGCGTCAATGTCAGACATTTACAACCTTTCGGGGTCTACCCATACGTTTAATTGTGGGAATGACAGGCGCACGAAAGGCGGTATCTGTACGCACAGAATCATGAGACTCTATGGTTACTTCTGGCTCATCTACCCTTACATAACCTTGATGACCCTTCATGGAATCAATGTCATGTTGCAAGGTGAAAGTCACGGTATTACCCGACTGGAGACAACGAAAAGTAGCCATAAAACCCCTCAAGTGAGAAAGGGGGGACTAGCCCCCCTATCATTAAACTACAGCACGACCGATGATGAGTTGCAATGTAGTTGAAGCCAAATTAACGTCTCCTGCTGTTGGGTTGTAGGTTACGACAGTCACAGTGTCTGCGGCTGAAACATAGGCTCGGCGAACCAAACCAGCTTCACTAACACCAATTGACATACCAAGAACCATGTCACCCAAAGCCACACCTGCGACAGTCACTGTATCTGTAGCTGTAGCACCAGTACCAACTGATGCGCTATCTAGAGTACAGGAAACATCCCAAGTGTCGGTAAACAAGCCCCGAAATTGATCGTTTCCACGGCGGGAAACTACTGCTGTTGCTGCTGCCATTTTGATTTCTCCTAATTAAGTTAAAAAAGTCCCCCCACCACTAGGGCAGGGGGCGCAACTGCAATTAGCTAGGAACAACCAAAGCGAACATGGAAGAAGACTTAGCTGCTCCAGTAGAGGCGGCATTACGCAAAGCGGCTACGCCATACAGAGTGTCACTTGTGAACAGAGTAGCCAAATACTCTTGTTTGTACTGAACTTGTGAACGAACACCAACTTGCTCAACCAGAACCATAGAGTCCTTGTGGCCCATCAAGCAGACACGAGCAATAGCAGAACCGCTTGCAGGGAAGGCGGCAGTAGCAGAAGCAGAGTCAGCATTGCTGGAAGTGAACACAGGGATACCATACAGGTTACCGATTTCACCGTTACGGATAGCATCGCCATTACCGACAAATGCTTGTTCGGTGTAACGAGCCAAGCCCATCAGGGTGTTGCGGCTTGATGGAGGGATGAGAAAGAAACGATTGTCCATAGGAGTATCGTTGTCATCCAAACGCTGAATAGTGCGGCGAATAGCGGCATCAGTCAGAGCAGAAGCGTTACCAGTGTTGGTGTTAGCTGTGTAGTCAAAGGTGGTTGTACCGTCACCGCCGATGAAGGCAGAACCGTAACGTGCGCCAGAAGAACCACCGTTAGCCAAACGACCCAACTGAATCAAGTCGGTATCAACTTGACGAGACAGGGCGTAACCAGCATCAGAAGTGTAGAACTGACGCATAGAGTTCAGTGCTTGGGCTTCCACGATGTCCTCGATCAAGCGGCTATATTCATAGTGCTTGTTGATAGACACAGTAACTTCAGACTCAGTAGCGGCAATCAAAGTGACTGCTGTTTCAGCGGCTTTAGCAGAAGCAGAACCACGAGTAGGTGCAGGAATGTGAACGGTGTCACCTTTCTTGCCCTTGAAGTTCATCTTCATAACGAGGTTAGCAAGAACCAAGTTTTTCTTGTAAGCCGCTACGATTTCATCTGACCAAATTTCTGGGATGAATGTTGCGCCAGTGGTTGTGGTCACTGAATTGGTGGGGGAAAATGATGTTGCCATGTTGTATCTCCAATAAAATCAAAAGTTAAGTTATTTGACCCGTCCTTCAGCATATGCTTGCATGATTTCATCACTCAAAGCATCGTATCGGTTCGGGTCTTGCATCTTCAGCCGAATAAGGTCAGCCCTTCGGTAAACTCGTTTTCCAGATTCACCAGTACCACCTACATCTACAGATGCGGCTTTGAGATTAGTCTTGCGTTGGGCTTCCCCTGCATCGCTAGTCTGTTTAGCCTTAACACCCTTCAATTGCTTGTAGGTACTGAGCAGTTCGTTAGCACTGTCATAGTCATATTCACCATCAGCTTTAGCGTACAAACCAATGCGAACAGGAGAAGATTTCACCCAATTCACAAAGTCTGCATCCTGAGCAATCTGACCGAAATCAGGGTGTTCAGCCGCCAGCTTTTGCTGAATCTGCATCTTTTTGAACTCAAGAGCCGCTTGGCGACCCGCAAGGACATCAGGATGGTTATCAACAGTCTTACGAACAGCCGCCTGTGGATTCTCGAAAAAATCTACTTCTGGCTCGTCCTCTTTAACAAGTTGGGGTTTACCCGCAAGGTTCTGCTTAATGAGTTCGTCTGCTAATTTGCGTACTTCACCCACCTCTTGAGCTTGCTTGCCAATCAGCTTCTCAGCCTCTTGGTGCATCTTGATAATGTCTGACAGTTCTTTACCCCGATACTTGTCGGGAATGTCATCACTAACTTGCTCAACTGTGGAATGAAGTTTCTGCTTTTCAACGACTTCTAATTCACTTTGCAACTCGTCTGGGTTATCAATCAACATTGTTTTTTCCTTTTTCCTGCCACTTTTGGGTTCTAGGAGATCACTACGGCGGAAATGCTTATGTAGTGGTTTTGCGCTCTGCCGCTAACTTTTCACGGTGTTTATGGTCAAACTGCATATGTGCAGTAGGGAAATGACCTGACCACCCTTCCAACTTAACGCTAGGTGCGCTCATGATGCGACTGGCTGAACCACCGCACTCACACTGAACAGATTGCAACTCATAATTGCAATACCGTTCAATTTTGTGTCCATTTTCACAGACAAATTCATACATTCTTTTCATTCAATTCCTCATAGGCTCGTTCGCTGACCTCTTTCAAGGTTTTCAGCCAAGTCAAGATGGAAAGTTCACCTTTTCTGAACATCAAGGTCTTTTCATCAGGAATCACGCTTATATTATTCAAGGACTCTATCATATTGTCAATGTCAATAGTCAAGTCCTTCCAGCCCTCCATGCTCATCATGTCA